CCAGTGACAGGATCAGTCGGGGTCGCCACAGAGAATACTTCGACCGACGTCTCTTCAACAGAGATAACTGCAGTCAGAGCCTGCTGAAGTTTGCGACGAAGCTCGAGCTCCATCGCAGCAAAGTCCAGACTTGCAATCCGTGCGAACTGCGAGTCTTCACTTCGGGCCGAGACCGGGACGCGCAGCGGGAAGGACGACGCCACGTCGATCGCCGCCTGAAGCGCGATCGCCTCGTTCGCCTGCCGGTTCTTGAAGGTCGTGGACGTCAGATGACTGGAGAAGTCGGTGCCGAAGCTGTCGAACAGTTGGAAGTAGGCCGACATGATGTCGATCTCAGCATCCGGCAGTTCGTTCTCGGCAAGCCCGGTGAGTCGTCGCACATCCGCGGGGGTTGCTGCGATCGGCACGAAGGCAGCAATCTTGTAGGGTTGAACGAGCGTATGGGTCCGACCATTGTGGCTGAACATCACCAGCACATAGCGGTTCTCGTAGAGAGCCCCAGTGGCGATCGTGTTATTCGCTGCGATGATCTGGATCGAGGCCGAAGTGGTCAGGTCGGTGAGAGTGACCAGGTTGCCGACCTGCACACCCAAGTGGTTGCGGAGCGCGTAGCTGGCCGACGTCGGGACGACGAACTCGCCATCCACCTTGAAGTCGAAGTTGAGGGTGACGTTCTCACCGGCGAAGAACCACATGGTTTACCCTTTCTTGCGGGTGGGCTTGGAAGGCGCGATCTCGTCGATCTTTTGCTCGACGGTGACGGCGGGCTTCTTGGTGCCGGGAGCATCCTGCAGGCCGTACTTCGACACGAAGGACATGATGGCCAGGTCGAGCTTGCCGTCAGAGGACTTGAGGTAGTCGAGCCACTCTTCGTTCGTGGCATCGTCGGCGAAGCCGCGATGCAGGACACGCACCTGTCCGAGCCCAGTGCGGGCTTCGAGGAAGGCGGTCCACTCGGTCAGGGTGGGAACAACATCGTCGATTGCATCGCCCGTGTTGGGGTCGAGCAACATGATGTTTGAGGTCGTTTCGACCAGAACTTTCATGGGGAGCTCCTTATGGAAAAGGCCCACCCACGGTGGGTGGGTGGGCCCTCGGTTTCCAACCGATCCGCTAGGATCAGGCGTTGGTGGTCAGCACCGTACGGGTGTCGCCGAAGGCCAGCTTGTAGCCGGTGACTTCGGTGCGGACGTAGGTGATCGACTGGTTCAGGATCGAACGCTCGTTCTCGGAGATCGAGGAACCAGCTTCGACCAGCTCTTCCAGCGTCTCGGCCTTGGTGAAGGCGATCAGCTTGTTGGCCGGAACAGCCGAGGACACCGCGAACTGCACAGCGCCACCCATGATCGGCAGCTGCAGGGCGGGGCCACCGGCCGCGACCAGAGCTTCCATTTCGGTGCGGTCGATGCCCACAGCCGAGGTCGGAGCGAACATGAACATCAGTTCGACGTAGGTGTCGAAGTTGCCCACCAGCATGTCAACCGGGGTGCCGTTCTTCGCACGTTCCATCAGGAACTTGGCCAGCGCCTTGTAGTTGTGCTGCAGCGACTTGCCCGAGGTGAAGTCACCACCGTAGGTCGACAGAGCAGCGGTCGCAGCAGCGCCGTTGACACCATCGCCGTTGATCAGCACGGCCACAGCGGCCTTCGCCTTCGAGATCTCCAGTTCGCGGGCCACGCGCGCGGCGTAGGGCGTCAGGAGGTCGAGCGAAGCGCGACGGTTGAACTCGTACGAGGTGCGGTAGGCCGAACCATGCTTGTACATGGCGACGGTCTGCTGCGACGTACGGATGGTCCGCACCGGGATGCGGGCCAGCTCGGGCACCGTGAAGGTATCCCGCTCGGACGAGTCATCCTCGACCAGGGTCGAGATCAGTTCGGTGCCGGCGATGGTGCGCGACTGCGCCAGCATCGGAGCCACGGACTCGATCTGGTCCTGACGGTTCTTGAACTTCAGCACGTCGTCGATGACTTCCGGGAACATCGCGCGGGTGCCGGGGAACTTCTGGAAGGTCTCAGAAGCAGCCTGCAGCACGACGCCGTTCTCGAAGTCGTTGCGGATCGGCAGGTTCAGGTGGGCCAGCGCAGCCTCGTAGCCCGAGAGCTCGGCGAAGCGGTTGGCGTTCTCGCCCTGACGGGTGTCGATGGCGAGGGTCAGATAGTCACGCAGACCGAGGCCGCACTCGGCGGCAGCACGGACCAGTGCCTGACCGGCTTCAACGGACTCGCCGCGCGAGGCAGTGAGGCCCTTCAGCACTTCCTCAACGGGACGGCGCTGGATGTCGATGAGATCACGCATCTTCGGCGCTCCTTACTTCATCACGACGACGACGTAGTCGGAACCCGACTCGACGACCATATTCAGGGCGTAGTTCGGCGAGGCCAGAGCCTTCACCGCGCCGTTGGCCGCGCCCTGGACGGACTGACCCACGTTCACAGTGCCGCTCTTGGCGAACTTGAACCCACCCTTGAGCGCAACCGCGCCCACCTTCACGCCTTCGATCGCACGGTTCTCGTACGTCGCCAGCTTGCCCACGATCACATCACCATCGCCGGCGACCTTCACGGTATTGGCGGCGGTCGCGTCGAGCGTGACCGGCTTGCCAACATCATCCGCCGTGACGGCGCTTGCGAGGTTGAAGGGATAGTGGAACTCTTCGTGCTCGATCCCGCGGAGCGAGACGCCAACACCAATCGTTGCCATCTTTCAGTCCTTTCAACGCTTAGGGGTTTTAAACGCCGAGAGGGACGGCTTCGCCGCAGCCCGCTTGGCATCTTCGACAGCAGAAGCAGCCACGCCGCCGACCGGGATCCCCGACACGTCGATCGTCACTTCTTCTTTCTTCGGAGCCGCCGCAGCTTCGAGCTCCGCAATGCGGGCCTTGGCAGCGTCGAGTTCCGCCTTCAGAGCAGTTTCCTGCTCGGAATTTTCAGCAGCAGCAGCAGCTTCCGCGGCAGCAGCTTCAGCTTCGGCAGCAGCAAGAGCAGCGGCTTCAGCTTCGGCGGCAGCAGCCGCCAGTTCTTCGGCAGTCGGTTCCTTGGGGGTCAGGGCAGAGACACGCTCGGTGAGCTCAGTCAGCTGCGCCCCCAAGGCGTCGAACATCGCCTTGACTTCAGGGTCCATCAGGTCATCGTCCTTCTTGTCGTCGGATGCGGTGAAGAGAACGACCGCCTCGGGAGGCAGACCATCAGCAGCGATGCGGTCGTAGGTCTCCTTGGCCATGACCTGTTTGGTCCGACCGAGGATCTTGGGCTTGCTGGCAGCGCCGCGCGACACCAGCGAAAGCTCCATCCACTTGTCGAGACCGGACAGTTTCACATGGGTGCCGTCCGCGCCGACCGTGTGGTCGTTCTCGCAAGTCTGGGAGTAGAGGTTTTCGAACGAGGCATCGGGCCCGAAGTAGTCGAAGCCACACTTCGAGCAGAGCAGAGCCTTGGACTTCAGGCCGACCGAAACTTCGTCGATGATGCCGAGGTTGATCTTCTCAACCATCGAGACTTCCGACTTCGGCAGATAGAACATGGCGCGGAGCTCGGCCTCGCCGTCCGCGCCACGAATGACTTCACCCTGGAAGACCTTGCCAATCGGGAGCTCGTAGCCCTGAGCATGCAGTGTGTGCAGCGGCACGGATTCCTGACCCGAGTTCAGCGCGTCAGCCATCTGCCGCAGCGTGTCTTCCGAGATGCGTCCCTCGTGGAAGATGGATCCCATCTTGTTCAGCGGCCGGGTGTTGGCCACCGCGGCTTCGAACACAACGATGTCGTCGGCGGCAACCGCGGTCCCGGTCACACGCTCGATCTGCGCGAGAATTTCGGCAGTCGCATCAATCGCTTTCGAAGGCTTTGAGAAGTACATCAGTACACCTGGTTCAGTTTCGTGGAGAATAACCGCGATGCTGGGAGCAAGTCTAGGAAAACTTTACGGCGCATTTCCGGCCGATCGGACCACGTTGATCTCGATGTACGCAGAGTTCGGGAAGCTCTCGATACCACCATCTTGGTAGGTGACGACGAACTCACCATGATAAGCGCCTGAGAAGGACGTATCGAGCGAGGACCACGGGTAGACAACCTTGCCTTCGAGCTCGTCGATGATGATTGCATTGCCAGTGATGACACGCGTGTCGGTATCCCGGCTCCGCATGGTGAAAGTCACGGTCGCGTTGGAAAGATCGACCGGCTGGTTATTGGGGTCGAGCAAAGTCGCTTCCAGAAGAGGAAGTGTGTTGTACTGCTTGATGGTGAACATATTGCCCCGCCGGTTCAGGTTTCCGGCAGAATAGCAGAATTGGGCCGAGGTTCCAGAACAACTGCAGAATTCATGCGGACGATGATCGTCGGCTTGTTCTTCACCGCCATGACTTCGACAGCATTCAGGACGATGTTGTAGGTCAGGGAGTTCTTGCTGTCCTCACCGGACGCGCGGCGCTGCGGCTTGATCACCATACCGTCCGCTGCGCCGACCAAGAGGAAGGAGCCCGAGGACTGTACGTTGACCGGCACCCGACCGATCGACGAGCCGGTGATCACGAGCGCCCCACTCAGGGAGCCTTGGACCTGGACAGCCGCTGCGCCAGCGCCGCTGAACCCGATCGAACCAGAAGTGCTGGCGGCGATCTTCAGCTGACCAGAGGTCTGACCAGAGAAGTCGAGCGACGATGCTGCCGCAGCCGTCGCGAGGGCCCGACCAACCGCGCCACCATTCAGATCGAGCGCAGCGACTGCCGCACCGATGATGTTTACATCGCCGTCCGCAGTCGCCGGTAGACCAAGTTCGCCTGCCGCCTGGCCGGTGTTTTTGACCGTACCGCTGGCCGAGCCGGTGAACGAGATCTGCGACTGCGCCACACCGGCGGTCGCCACGTAGCCCTCGGTCGATCCATCCAGACTGATCGAACCAGAGGAAGCACCGGTCGCCTTCGCGCGGGCGATGCTCGAGCCAGTGAGGTCGATGGTCGAAGATGCTGCCGCGGCGACAGTCACACGCGCAGTTGCGCCGCCGTTCAGATCGAGCGCCGCGACGACGGTGCCGCTGATCGGCAGATCAACATCCGCCGCGCCGCCGATCGCGATCGAGCC